CTGCAAAAGGTGCTGATGCAAATGAAGTTCCGCCAAAAAACATAAATATAAATCCTTAAAAGGAGACAGGGGGTATGTGGTGGTGCCCTGCCTCCATCTAAGGATTATATCATCGTTTAAACCAAGAGGGAAGACCTAAATGTGGACGCTTGTCAAACATATTATCTTTAGCGCCTGGTGTTTTACGATTGTTATAATGCAGAAAAACTTGTACGCATTCCTTACCTTTGAATTTATTTCTCCAATGTTCTAGCTCACAGCCAGAATAAACCAGCATATCTCCTGGTTTTAAATCTACTTTAATACCTTTTGTGTTATCTGATACATATCCAACACCTTCTTTAACACCACCTTTTTTAGGATTTGGTTCTAAATATATTGGCCAGTCATCACCACCAAGATTCATAGTAGTTGATATCTCACAACTAAATCTATCTTTATGTCTTTTAAGTTCATCACCTTTTTTATAGATTCGTGCATATGTATAAGCTGGATATAATTTTAATCCTGTTGCTTTTTCCATTACTGGTTGACACTTTAACATTAAAGTTTCCATAGCTATATTAGCATATTGAGAATATGTGTTTGGTATTTGTCGATCATCATAGCTTCCTATAATATTTTCAAAAGGTGAAATGTATCTCTGTACTCTACAAGTATCATAAACTTGTTTTTGCATACTAAAATAATTTGCAATAAAAGCTGCTAAATCTTTTGATATTGCTTGACGTATAACTGTATATTTATTTTTTTTAAAACTCATGTATATTTAAACCATCCTGTTACAATTATTTTTTCTTTGTTAGTTATTTGCCCTTTGTGTGTATGTGTAAAATCAGGTGGCCATATTAATGTCAATCCTTTCTCTGCTGGAGTAATTAAATTTTGATATTTAAAACAAGTTCCACCATCATTAATAGTGTTTAAATAAGTCATAAAAACTAAAGTTCTATATGAACTTTCTTTATTCATTCTTTCATAGTGCCAAGTTTTAAAACCACCTTTTTTAGGATATTTTTGAATATTTAAATTTTCAACATTAAAATGATTTGCTTTTTTTAATTCAGGAAATTTTTTTATGTAATTATCTAATAATTTTTGTAAAGTTTTTCTATAATTTAAAACTTTAATATTTGTATTATTTGTTCCTAAACATAAATCTGTGGAATCTTTTATTTTTTTATCTATACCTGGACTAACTATCCCTTGAACAGTTTTACCAACCAATCCTTGAATAGTTTTTGTGTAATTATTATTAAAATATTCTATTAAATCATCACAAATTTTTTTTGGTATGTACCAACCTTTTATAAAATAGTCTTTTGAAATTTTATATTCTTTAAAACTCATATAAGATCCATAGCTATTGTATATCTATTTATTTTTTTATGAAAACAAGGAACAGAATGAATTTTTTTTCCAGTAAAAATAACTAAAGAATTATCTAATCCTTTTGTATATTGAATTTCATAAAGTCCTTTTCTAAACATTACACCAACATTTTCAAGATTGTGTAAATAGTAAACCAAAGAGTATTTAATATCTTCGTGAAAATGCCAATTAATATAATCACCTTTTGTTTGATTTGCCCAACACTTATTTATCTTGTTTGGTTTAATATATTTATGTATTTTTTTTAAAAAATAATTTAACTCTTTATATGTGTGTAGATCACCTTTAGTTTGTAATCCTGGATAATCTTTTCCTAAATATTTCATTTTAGTTTTAACAAAAGAAAGTAAATTTTTTTGTTCTTTTTTGTTTAATATATTTTTATGTGTTTTAAACATCTTTAGCCATTTCTTTTGGCACTGCTTGTATATTCCAATGTATAAATCTAAAAGGCTCGATACCAAAATCTACACTAAACTCGTGTTCTAAAAATCCTGGAAAAATAATTAATGTTCCTGGTTTAGCTTTAAAGTTTATAAGTTCTTCACCTGGCCACACACCTTTTCGATCTGGTTTCATTTTTAATTTAGTTGCACGTGCTCCGGTTCTTGGCTCGTGAAATACAGGATAAGATGTTTTATCACTTGCTTTTAAAAAATAAAAACCAGACACATGTTGATTCCAGTGTATATGTGCATTATGATGTCCTCCACCTTTTTTAGCAAACTCTTGTACCCACATTTCACTAAACATAGTTGTGTACTGTTGCATATCAAAACCTTGGTGATCTAAATATTCCCAAGACTTTTGACCAATGTAATTTCTAAAATCTAAAAAGTCATTGTCTACTGTAAGTGGTGTTGAGTGATATGATCTTCCAAAATCACCGTGTTCTTTTATATATTTTTTCTCTCTTGTTCTTGCATCTTTAATATATTTGTTAGATGCTTTAGTTAAAGATTTAACAAACTCTGGTTTTTGTTCTGACCAAATGGTCGTGTTAAAGTAATTATTTATATACATTATCTAAATGGCCTTCCTAAATGCCAAACAACAAGACTATATCTTGTGCCTGATGTCACGGGTTTAACTCTATGCCAAACAAATGAAGGAAATACAATGATAGATCCTTTTGGTAAAATCTCTTTTGCTCTTATTAAATGTTTAGCTTCATCTCTCATATGTGGATCGTAGTTTCTAAAATCAAATTCTAACTCACCACCTGTGTATTCTGAACCATCTGTTAACTGACAAGTCATAGACAGTTTTCGAATTTTTCCATGCTCTGGATGATTAGGATCTCCTCTATCATAAACTTTATCCCAACTATCACAGTGCCAATCATAATATTGATTTAATTTATATTTTGTAAATTGACAAGACTCACTTCTTTCCCAATCATAATTCCAACCAGCTCTTGCATTTGCTTCGTGAACGTATGGGTGTAGTTCTTTATATATCCAAGTATCATCTAACCAAACTAAATCAGAATTTCTTTTTTTTTTTAAATCTTTTACTTCTTGTTTGTTTAATGGTTTTTTATTTAGATCTCTACCTCTTCCAAAACCACCAGTAAGAGCCATTTCTTCTTTTTGTGCATTAGCATACGCTATTACATCATCACAAAATTTAGGTGTGAGCACTGATGGAAAATACCAATAATAATTAGATATATTCATAAGTTATTGTTTGCACAAAATTCAAACTATCTTTCTGGTCATTTGATACAATATACATATTAGTAGATGGAAACATAACAAACATATTTTTTTTAAGTTCTATGTCCCAACTTCTTCCTTTACGTCTATTGTCATCAAAATGTATTCTTACCCAGCACTTGTCAACTTTAACTCCGTAAAGCATTGTAAAGTCAGGTGAGTTTCGAAGATCTACTGGATCAACATTTAATAAAGGTTTAGATAATTCACCGGGTTTATAAATGTCACCCCAAGAATTTTTATTGACTAAATTAATACTATAATTGAGACCGATAAAGTCTCTCATGTAAGTATTTAACATATCCCAAGTTCTTGAAAATGGAAATTGTTTATTAGTAAATGATGATTGTAAAATATCGTTTGTAAGTTTTTCTTGGTCTATTTCAAAACCTTTCGGCATATCAATATCACCGTAAAATAAACTTTGTTCTGTTAATACTTTCTTCTGCATACCTGGATGTAATATATACATCCGTCATTTATAATGTCAATTGATATTAAAAAAATTGATCTAGATCAATTATGCTTTTCTGTCTGTCAAGTCCCAAGTTGTATTAGCTTCATTCCAAACATAATACCAACTGTGAGTATCTGCTGTATTTTGTGATTCTTGTTCAGCTGTTAATGCTGGAGCATCACCGATTGGTGATTTCCAAGAAGCTGATTCGTTATGTTTTACCCAAGATGCATAAGGTTTTTTAGGCCAAAAGATTTGATCATCTTCGTCCCAAGTATAACCTATACCTGCGTAGTTTCCTCTCAATGCTTTTGATTGATCTTCTGATTCGATTTTTTCACCAGATTCATTTATGATGTAATGTTTATTATTTCCTGTATTGTAAGATGTCTGAATCCACATTTGTGCAGGCCAATTATTATGTGTCTCTAAATATTGTTGTCCTACTGTTTCATCTTCAACGCCGTCAGCGTTTAACATATCACTATTATTTAAAGTAAGTACTTGAATAACTTTACTGTTTGATCCTAGTTTTGCAAAATGTGCCATAATGTTTCTCCTTATATCTTATTTTTAATTATCATTCAACTATTGAAATTTGTACCTTATTACTACAATTCCTGAACCTCCGGCTGCACCAGCACCTTGAGCGGGATTAGTTGCTACTCCGCCTCCACCTCCACCACCAGTATTTGTTGTTCCTGCTGTTGCAACAACTGGAGTTGTATTATTTGTTCCATTACCACCACCAGATTTACCAAGTCCCTGTGCTCCAGGAGTTGGAGCTCCTCCGGGTCCTCCATAACCAGAACCTCCACCGCCACCAGCTCTAGCTACAGGACTTCCTGTAATTGTATTTGTTGCTCCACAACCACCATCTCCACCACCACCAGGGGTTGATGGGGGACCTGCAGTTTGACCTGCAACAGTAGCACCTCCGCCACCGCCGCCTCCATAATAACCTGGAGCTGATGCTCCTGATCCACCATTTTTTCCTTGAGCTGGACTTACAGGGGGAGTATTTCCTGTTCCTCCAGAACCTTGACATCCGCCATTTTCTCCACCTCCACCACCTGATCCACCTGGAATACCTGGCATTGTAGGTGAGGTACCGGCACCACCACCACCTCCACCACCAGCTGATGTTATACTTGAAAAAGTTGAATTTACGCCAGGAT